AGTCGCCAAGGTTGCTTGTCCAGATGTCGATACAGTTGTAAAGCTACCAGCAGCAGGGGTAGTAGCACCAATAATACCATTTAAGTTACCCGTTACATTCCCTGTTACGTTACCTGTGAGGTCTCCTGTAACATCGCCTGTTACGTCACCAGTGACATCCCCAGTAACATCTCCTGTGAGGGGACCAACAAGGGACGTACCTGTAATAGTAGTACCTGTGATTGCAACAGGTGTAGTATTACCAATAACTGTGTTGTCCATTGCACCTGAGTTAATAGCTGCAGATGTAATAGTTGCAGTGCCTGTTAGCGCAGACGTACCCGTTACAGCAAACGTACCACCAACAGTAACATTACCTGTTGCATCCATTGTAGTGAAGTCTGCAGCAGCTGGAGTAGTGCCACCAATGACTACATTATCAATAGTACCACCAAGTACAGTGATAGAGCCAATCTCACCAATACCTTCAACGTAGAGGTTCTTAAACTTAAGCCCAGACGAACCCAGATCAATGTCGTTGTCCGTTACAGGCACAATAGCACCGTCTTGAATGCGTACTTGCTCTACTGCAGAACCACCTACCTCTGAGTAAAAACTAACACGATTGTTGGCTGTGTCTACTACTACTTTGTTATTAGCATCAAGGTCTGCAATGAGTGGAACATATGTACCCTCAGCAGATGTGCCGTCATGCTTGTGACCCGTGCTGTTATTAAAAGCATCACGAATAGCGTTAAACTCAGCGTTTACTGGTGCAGCTTTAATAACCGCATTAGCGATAATATCTGCTACTGACTGTCTAGTGTAACCTGCCATGTTATAACCTGTCTCCTACTCCGAATGTCACCACGATGCCTTGGATACTGTGAGAGGCGTTAGTGTCATTGGTTACGTATTTAAATGATGCTGACATACCTGAACCTGAAATGTTTGTGCGCCGTACAGGGGCAGGGTTACCGTCAAAGATTGCTGTGCTGTTATACAAGGCTTCGTTATAGTATGCAGCTGCGCCCTGTGTTGTTAGTGTAAAGTTTGTAGGACGCAAAGTGTCTACATCTTCGTAATCGTAAAGAGCAGACATAATTAGTTCATTATCACCCTCAGAACGTAAGTACGTAGCTACAGTGTAGAATACCTTACGTTGCTCTGGGTCTTGCATATGAAAGAAGGGAGTCTGGAATACACTAAAGATAGCCTCACCATCAAATGAGTTGCCTTGTTCTTGGCGATGTACTTTACCGTTGCTATCACCGTGTATTACAAACTCATTCTGACCGATGTAACCACTAGTAGCGCAAGTAGTAAATACACCCAGCATCTGACCATACTCAAACTGCAAGCCGTTAGGTGTTTGTCTAAAGCCACCAATAATACCCTGACCATCAGCTGCACCAAGGAAGAACCTAAATTGTGTCTTCTGTCTGATAACTACAGCGTTCAGCTTGTCTAAGTCTACATCAAACACCACGTCAGTAAAGACAGACTGAATATCCTTAGATACTGTTTCAAGATTTACGTCACCAATTTTATCAGTACCAGTAACAGGACGCAAGCCATCTTGAGATAGGAATAATAAATCACCACCAATTTCGATAACACTGTCTGTAGCTACGCAGCCCAAGTCATCTGTAACTTCTTCAAGTACAAAGTCGGCTATGTTGTTACCTACAAGCTTACGGATATTGTTTGATCCAAAGATGTAGAGTGCATCACGAAAGGACTTTATTGCGACAATAGGAAAGCCTACGTTGACAACACCCGCACCGTCTGCAGGGTCAAAGTCAGTCTCACTGTAGGGCGCTGAAAACCACAAGCTAGTGGACTCCGTAGCATCACCCGCTAAGAATAGGTGGTTCTTAAATATATGAGATACTTTAGGTGCGCTGGGCGCATTGGTATTAGTAATCTGCGTGTAAGTTGAACCGTCATATGTTGCAGCACGATTTACACCATCCGTAATAACTACCTTGGATGTACCCCAGTTGTAACGAGAAAAGCGTACCTTGGGAAAAGTAGAGACATTTACAGAGCCGGGGGTTGTGATAGCTACCCAAGCAGATGAAGAGTTGTCCCAGCGGTAAAGGTAGTTTGTATTGCCTGTGTTATGTCGTGCAGCTAAGATACCATCATTGACGCCATTAGCTACACAGACGCCTAAAACATTACCAGACCCCGGTACAGTACCATAGTCATTGCTATAGCCACTCATCTTACGATAACCACCAGTAACAGCAGGCTCGTAGTTAATCAACGAGATAGCTGAACCCGGCTGTGTCTCACCTTGCGATAGCACATCACGGCTAGTATTTAGCCCCCCTTGGCAGAAGACTTTAAAGGAAGCTAGATTGTCAGCCATTAGAAAGTACCACTAAACGCACTACCACCACCTTGCATAATCACAGTAGAGCGAAGACCTAATGGATCATCTAGTAGCACACGGCGCATAGCCTTGATACCATCCTCAAAATTCTTTTGGTGCATTGCTGCACTTTGTTCGTTACTACGGAAACGCATCATAAACATCATAGCACCATCAATTAAGATGTGCTTAAAACGATCCGGTATAATAGCTATGTCACTATACAAAGTAAGATCATTAGGGTATGACCAGTATACATACTCTACTTCATATGCAGCATTAGGAACTGGTGTTACACCAAACTTTTCTTCATATGTTTGGTAAACTACAATAGGTGCAGATTCACCATTTACCAAGTCACCTGTATCATCAGAGGTGCGATAGTTACGGATGTATTCGTCGTAAGAGATAGGGCGCAACCTACGGGGTCCATTGCTCTCAGAGGTAAGTTGTTTAATATAAAAGGTGTCCCAATCGACACTAGAGTAATCAGAGGGAAAATCATACTGGCGTGTACCTGCTACCAAAGTTTGTGTGTAGGTAGTCTTAAGGAAAGGCCACTCCTGACCATCTTGTAAAATAAGTCTGATGCTACTGTTGATTGCATCTTTTGCTAGTGCCTGAACGTTACGTGCCGTATCAAATCCATCACCCGCTGCATCTAAGGTAACTTCATTCATACGCCGTAGTAGTTCGTTTACTAGAGAAACATACGTAGCCATGTTAAATCCTAAAATAGATAAAAGATAGAAGGGGCCAGCATGTAGCCAGCCCCACCTATTTTGTTTAAGCCAAGTTGTACTTAGCTGTGACAAGACCTTCTGGGCGCAAAATCTTGCGACCATATAGATGCATACCACGAACAATGTCAGCAAAGCTGTCTGGGTCACGGTATGTTTCAGTTTTGTTGATCTGCTCTGCAGTTGCAACAGATGAATCGTGTCCAGCAACAATCACACCATAGTTAGTGTTTTGGTTTGCTGTACCTGTTGTTGATGCACCAGTTCCTACCGAAGGCAGGTTGTTTGAAACGTGTACACGGAAACCGTGGAAGTTATTCAACACCATACCATTCTGGAGACCTGAACCACCGAAGTCAGCATTCAAGAGGCGTGAATCTTCATCACGAAGCACTTCCATCATTACCGGGTCAACAACGATCCACCTTCCTTGTGTCGGTACGTTTTGCGCATCCAACAAACGTGCCATACGTGCAACAAGCATTGCAGGTGAGACATAAGCAGTTGGAAGTGCAGTTGCACCGGGAAGACGTGCAGCAACTGGGATAGAGTGATCCGCAGCTGATGTAGTAGTAATGTTACCAAAAGAACCTTTGTTCAGCTTGTTAGCTGCCAGCAATTCGTCAGTACCTGCAGTGGTATCTGCTTTAGTGCCGTTCACTTGGTCATTTACTGCGCCTGCATTTGCATGTAGTGCAGTTTGTTTGTAACCAGCCAAATAGCCAAGAACTTCTTGGTCATGTTGGTCAGCTAAACGAAATGCTGCACGATCAGATGCAAGTGTTTGGAAATTGACGTGGCTGTGAGCCTCCTCAATATCATCCACTTTAAAAGCAAAATAGTTAGCTTTATCAACAACTAACGAGAAATCGTTATCTGTCAAATCTTGCTGGGTGATAGTTGTACCACGAAGATACGCAGAGACTGAAATTTCAGGCTCCTTAATAATCTTCACAGTGTCTCCCATGTTGGCGATCTCGCCAAAATAATCGTTGTTAGTGATTGCGTCACAAACAGAGGCCTTGCGAAATGCAAGTTGCACCTGTTTGCTGTAAATAACAGGCGAGAAGTTGCCTGAGTTCAGGTTGGTATAACCCGAAGCTTTTCCGAATGCCATAATAATTCTCCTTTAGCATTTAGATTACAGATGCAAACTATTAATTACGTATGCGAAGGCTATGTGCTACTAGGGTGCGCTCTTTAGAAAGTTGGCCTACCTTCTATTAAACGGGCCATGAGACATTAGGTTGTCCGATAGATGTCATTATTGTTTGCTAAGTTGTTAATAGTGTTAGGTGACCGTAGTTAATACCTAGCGGGGCTAACACTATTACATTGTACATATAGTTATATCATAAATAACTAAGATGTCAATAGGTTTATCGGGCATTTCCCGACATATCGTAAACAAATTTACCTGTCCGAATAGCTTCCATTATCTCGTCGGAAACAGCTTCATATTGTTGTGCAGACATTTTACTTACCTGTGACTCGCTAAATACCCCTGACGTACTGTCTTCACTAGGAGCACTGCGACCAGAACGATTTCCTACGGAACGTGCTGCATCACGGTTACTGGTTGTCTTTTTAGTTTTAATACCCATATCAGCTTTATACAAATCAATTGCACGAGAAGCTGAACGAGCATCACTATCGTTTTCATACAGAGCGTCTTGTACCCACTTGGGTTGCTCTTCTACCCATTCATGGAACTCATCGCTATCACGAATAGTACCAAAGTCTGGGTGAGATTGCAAGAGTTGAACTTCCGCTTTTTCACGGGCTGCACTTGCCTTCATCTCATCAATTTCTTTAACACGTTCTTCTAGTCCCTGCGACTGTTCACGTGCTTTCTTTATCGCAATGGTTTCAACTATAGCCGCCACATCGGGGTACTTAGTTGCCCATGCTTCAATGTCTTCATCTGACTTAGGTAAGCTAATTTCTTTACGAGTAGCTTGGTCAAGCTGTGCTTCCAGCTGTTTAAGTTTATCTTCCCAAGTCTTTTCTTTTTCTTGTACGTGTCTACGCAGATCACCATAACGTTTTTTAAAACTTTTATCTTCTGCGCTTACAGGTTCTTGATCATCTTCCTGTACAGCTTCTTTTGTTTCACCGTTCTGTTCTGCAATAAGTTCGTCAAGTTCGTCTTGCTCATGCTTACGGCGTTCTTCATTAGAGTATTTACGATTTGCAAAAGCTGCGATTTTAGGTGTCTCTACTTCACCTACAACATTAGTATCATTCATATTTCAGTTCTTTCATACTGGGGCCAC